GTTCGCGCCGTCCTCGTAATCCTGCAGCTTGTTCGCCACCTGGACGAAGACCTGCGCCGGGTCCTTCCCCTTGAGGTCGTCCGTCGAGATGCCGATCGCGGCCAGCGCCTTGGCGGTCTTGTTTCCTTCCTCGTCGGTCGCCGCCAGATTCTTCGACAGCTTCACCAGCATGCCGTCGACGGCGCCCAGGTCGGTGCCGGTGAAGGCCGCCACCTTGCTCAGCTTCGACAGCGTTTCGACGGACGACCCGGTCTTCTGGGCCATGTCGTCCAGCGCGGCCAGGGAGTCGAGCGACCGGTTGATCTCGCTGACGATCAGGTCGACGGACAACGCCACGCCGAGCGCGCCGAGTGCCTTCTTACCAAACTCGACCGCACCGTCGATCTTGTTCATGGCCTGCTCGGTGGCCTGGGAGGCGCGACCCATATCCGAGGTGAAGCGAGCGATGTTCGCCTCGAGGTTGACGACCAGCTGTCCGAGTGTGGCACCCATGCGGTTTCCCAATGAATAACCCGCCACATGGGCGGGCCGGTTGTTGCGTTACTTCGGGGGTAGCCCGAACATCTTGGCGCGGATCAGGTTCGACATCGCGACTGGGTCGTCGATGTATTCCGGCTCCGGTTCCTCATGCACAATGTTGCCGTACATGAAGTCCTCGGCGGCGTATGGCTCTGTGTCCTTGCCGCGTTGCGAGTTCGCCTGCAGGGCCATCTGCGACCCGTGCCGGCGGTCGGCAACCTCGCCACCGAATGGCTCCAACTGGTACAGCGCCATCCATTCGGTAAACTCGGCCGAGTCGATCTCGGCCTGGGCCTGCTTTACGGACTTGCCGAGCTCGAGGGCGAGCCGGAACCAGAATCGTCGCTCTGGTCGCTCTCGGAGTTTTTTGCGGCCTCGTCCACAGCTTGCACGCCCAGCCCGTTGATGCGCATAGCAGCTGCCGCCATGACCTCGATCGCGGCGACGCTTTTGCCACGCACCAGGTCGATATCGTCCATCGTAAACATTGGCTCGCCCGATTCCTCGATGCAGGTTTGCACCAGCAGCGCGGCGTGAATCGCGGTCGTCGGGCGCGGCCCTTCGCCGAACGAGCGCATGTATTCCTGGAAGTCGTCGCGCGCGGCGCCGGTCATGACGCGGATGCGCACCGAGCCGCCCAGCTGGGGCACCGGTACGTCTTCATGCGCGAGGTCGTTGGCTGCGAGGAATGTTGCTTTGGTAAGTAGTTTCATGATCAGCTCCAGACCACGGCGCCGTCGATCTTGGTATCGACCTTGCCTTTGAGAACCTGATTTACTCCGCCGCTGAGGGGTGCTGTCTTGACGAGGGCATTCCAGGAAGCCACCGACTGGTCGGGCAGCTCAAGGCGGAAGCCGGTCGACGCACCGCTAGCGCGCGCAGCGCGCAGGGCGATTTGACCAGGGTCCGCGACCAGGCGCTTGACCTCGAAGCCAAACTTCCCGTTGTCGACCAGGCCGCTGATGTACTCCTTGGCGGTCGAGTCGAGGTCCGTGGTTTCTAGATCGTCGGCTGCGCCGTCCATGCCGTCGTACGATGTGAAGCCGTTGATCTTCGTGTACGCGGCCGGAAGCGCGCTGCCGCCCGAGGTGTAGGTCTTGCCAGTCGAATCGTAGTCGAGGATAGCGTAGCTGTTCGGCGTGATGTTCGAAACCACGCGCTTCGTGCCATTGAGGTCCGCCGCCATGGTGCCGACGATGCCGCTGATATCGACCGCGAAGCCATTTTTGAAACCGTGCGCCGCGCTGTTCACGATAGTGGGATTCCCCGGCGTGATGCCGGTGATGCTCTTCGCGCCGCCGGTGCCGGTGGCGATAAAGAGTTTGCTGCCTTGTGCGGAGATTCCGGACATGTTTGTTCCTTTGGACGAAAAAAACCCGCATCAGCGGGCAGATTGTGGATGGTGATGCGGGTTAATCGTGGATCGTGGCGATATCGAGCGTGGTGCGGTGCAGCTTTACTTCCGCCTCGTAGGCGTCGAACTCCAGGTTGATGACGTTCGAAATGTGCCAGGTCTTCAGCGCGGCTTTCACCGCGGCGACCTTGGTGTCGACGTCGACGTCGCTGCCGTAGATGTCGATCTGGATCCGGGTCGCGATTTCGTTGTCGGTGCCGCCGTTCTCGTCGAGCGTCACGCCCTCGACGCCGGCCACGCGGAAGAACTTCGCGTACGGTGCGATCGCTGAATCCGGGACCACGTTCCGATAGGCCTGGCCATCCATGATCGGGTCGACCAGGGCGAGGAAGTCAGTCAGGATCATTGGCCCCTCGCCAGGTCGGTTGCTTCCTTCTGGATGCGCTTGTCGAGTTCGGCACCGAGCGCATCGACGGCCTCCTCCTTCTTTGCCTCGAACGCGGGCCGCATGAATGGCTGGGCGGCCATCCTCACGGTGCCGAACTCGACGAATTTCCAGTAGAAGCTGTCCTTGTCGACGTTGCGCGCCTTGCCTGCCAGGCGCGATCGCTTGCCGCCGCGCGTGTAGACCGAATAGCTGGCGACGTTGTCGCCGCTGGTTCTTTCGCGTTTGATCTGGATGTCTTTGCGCATTTCGCCAGTGTCGACCGGTGCCAGGGCGCGCGCCTCCTTGCGGATGACCGCGGCGCCCTTCGCCGTCGAGGCGCGCAGATGCTTGCGGCCGACGCGAGGCCCGAGCTCCCGCAGCGCCTTCGCGAACTCCTTGAAGCCGGTCAGGTTTTTGGAATCAGCCACGGTTCACTCCTTTCGCGGACATGAGCAGCAGCGCCTTGCCCTTCTGGTCCAGCACTGCCTTGATGTCGTAGACGTCGGCGCCGTGCAGCACTCGCATCGCTTCGACGATCCCGGGCCGGTGCCGGATCTCGATCTCGGTTTGCACTTCGTTCTGGGTGCCGCCGGCGGCGACGAACTGGCGACCGGTCAGGTCGCGGATGCCGGCCCAGACCTTGCCGTCGCCGGTCTTGACCACGTTCTCCCATTCCTCGGTCGGCGCGCCTGTGGCGCTCTTGCCCTTCACCAGTTGCTGCAGCGTGACCCGTTTGTTCAGTCGGTACGCGATCGTCATAGGGCAGGCACCCACAGGCCATCGAGGAGACGGTCAAGATACTCGACGTTGAACGGCTTGCCGACTGGCGCCCCCCCACCGACAGCGGTTTCGAACTGAACCTGCAATTTCGCCAGGATGTAGGTTCGAACCTCATCGGGAATCGTCGCGCCCGACGGGCCGTAGCCTGCCGTGTATTCGACGGTCACCGCGTTCACGTGTTCCTCAGTGGCGGGCCAGGTCTTGCCGCGCGCCGGCACGATGTATCCGGGCTTCGTGACTCTGTCGACGTAGTAGTCGGCTGGATCCAGAGTGCGTTCGACCCCGTCCGGATCGAGGAAGCGGACAGCCTCGACGCTGAAGGTCGGTGCACTCAGTTTGATCGCATCCGGGAACCGGTCCAAGGTCACGCGCATACCTCGGTTGACGAACGCCCGGTGGGTCTGTGTCTCTGCCTCGACCGTGATGCCCTTGATCCAGATGCCGATCGTGACGTCGAGCGAGGTGTCGTCCTCTTCGATGCGCAGCGCCTGCTTGGCCTCGGCCATCGTCAGGGCGAGCGCCACCGGCGCCGATGTTTGTTCTTTGCTCATCGATAGTTCTTCTCGGTTGCGGGTGGCCGGGCGCCGCCGACCTGGGCCGGGCGCGCCTGGTATTCGTTGCGGCGTGGGGTGTACCCGGATCCTGCTGGCGCCCGGGCGTATTCGATCGTGGAGCTGTACGCCAGCACGGCCGGGGCGCCAACCAAGTCGAAGGCACCAGGTGCGAGCGAAAGGCGCCGGCTCGCGCGCAGGACTGCCGCGCCGCTGGTCATGACGAACACGCCCGGGTCGAGCGCCAGGTGGCGCGCGCAGCGGATCGTGGCGTCGCTGCCGGCAAGTGCGAAGCTGCCGGGCCCGGCCTGCATTCGGCGCGTGACGCGCATAGCAACCGCTGAACCGGTCAGCACGAACTGCCCTGTCTCCGTGAACAGGACGTTGCCTTCGACGACCGGCGAGTACACCAGCTGCGCGGTGCCACCGGTGAGCGTGAACGCGCCAGCGGCCGCAGCCAGCTTGCGCGCCACGGTCAGCCGCGCACCGGCCCCGGCCAGCGCAAACGCCGCCGGCGCGCCGGTGGTGCGGCGAGATGCACGAAGGGCCACGACTTGGCCTGCAACAGCAAACGCACCAGGCGACGTGGCGACAGTGCGCGCCGCCCTGATCGACCCTGCGGCGCCAGCCATTGCGAACGCACCGGGTGCACCAGCAATCTTGCGCGAAGCGGCCAAACCCGCCGCGCCGCCGGCCAAGGTGATAACGCCAGTTGCGCCGGCAACCTTGCGGCCGGCGCGTAGGGTTGCGGCATTGCCAGTCAGGGTGAACGAGCCACCGACGCCGGCCAGCGTCCGGGTCACGCGAACTGATGCGGGCGAGCCTGCCAGCCCGAATACGCCTGGTTCGGCCGTAAGGGTGTAACGAGCACCGGCGATCGCGCCGGCATCGAAGGCGCCGCTGTCAAAGGCACCGCTGTCGAAGGTCGCCATTTATAGGCTCGCCGCCAACTGGAACAGGGCGTACATTTCCTCGCGCGACTTGCCAAGGCCGGTACCCATCGTAATGGCGAGCTCGTTGTCCGAGTAGAAGCGTGGCGAATGCAGCCAGCCGACCTGCAGCTCAATGTCATCGCTTGACGCCACGGCCGCTTCAACAGAACTAAAAAGACCGACCTTGATTAATGCCCTACGAATCTGCCACGCCGAAACATCAATACGCGGCAGCAGAGGTACAGGGTCAGGGATAAGCGTGGGGCCGGCGCCAGTGCGCAGGAAGGCGACATAGCTCTGGTACGCAGGTGTGCTGTCGTTGAAGCCGATGCTAACGCCGTCTGCGAAAATTTCGCCACTCGGGTGGCCCATGGTGTACACCGTCATGCGTCAGTCTCCGTGTATGCCAGCGCAAAATCCACGCCTACAGCAAGTCCCGACGCGCCATTGGAAACGTTGAGGTGCATCTGCAACATGGTGTCAATCGGGATGTCGTTGCTCGTAGATCCGGTCACCACCGCGCCGGTTGTCAGGTTGGTCATCTGCCAGTACAAGGTCTGCGAACCGGGTGCGACGTACAGGCCGCATTCCATCATGTCGACGTTATTCGTGTTGCATGGGAACGCCGCCGACAGCGTTTGTTTGGAGGCGACACCACTCGCGTCGTTGGTAAAGATGCTCCAGGAGGTGTCGCCCGGGTCAAAACCGACCCCCACAACATTCAAGAGGTTGCTTGGGGATGAGGTGCCCCACGCATTACCATACCCGGCAAGGCCGAGAAAACAGCGACCGTCGGCCTGATAGAGCGATGTGCCGAATCGCCAAATGGAAAGAAAACCGCCCGTTTTCGCGACAGAAGCGATCACGTAGTTACGGTCCACGCCCTGCCGCGCATTGACGTTGGCGTTCGCCGTCGCGGGCGTCTGGTAGCCGATGCGACGCGTCGATCCGAAATAACCATCGAAGCCGGTGTTACGGCTCGTGGGGCTGCCTGCGTTGATAGCGGTGCCAAATGTGTACCACCCGGCCCCGCCACCACCTGCCTGCCAGATGACGGGTTGCGCGCGCGCGAGCGATGGCTGCATCAGTAGCGGGATGCCCGATGAGCCTCGCACCGAGAACGGATTCTTGCCGACCATTCCGCCAGCGAGCAGACGAAGCTTGCCTGTAGCAACGCCACCTGAGTCCGAGCCGTCAACCAAGTGCTCGGCGTCCCACCTCGGGCCGTCAACCTTAGTGGCGTCGCCGCTGCTCGGCAAGCCAGACGTGAACGAATGCTTGAGCGCCATGATTTAGCCCAGGGTCAAGACGCCGCCGGCCTGGTCGAGGTCGAGGTCGATCTTCTCGCCGTCGAGCAGCGTGATACTGTCGCCACGGTCGTAGAAGCCGATCAGGTCCTTGGCGGTTGCGCTGTCGTTGTAGATCGAGACATAGCGGAACGGGCCGACAGGGCCGCCGGTGGCGGTGATCGTCAGGTCAGCGCAGGTCAGCTTATAGATTCCGCCCGTCTGCGCCGAAGCGCTCGTGGCCACGTTGCGGTTCGAGCAGTACGTGTAGGCGATCTCGGTGATGTCGGCCAGGACGCCGGCAGAGGCGGCCACCGGCAGCACGTTCGTCAGCGCGACCTTGATCTGCGCCGTCGACAGGTTGTGCTTGCCGTGGGCCACAGCCTCGACGAATTTTTGCAGCTTGGTGAATGCGGCCATGTGGTCCTCTATTGTTCGTTCAGCCGTGCGCAGATCAGCGCGACCAGCTCGTTATCGGTGCGGCCAGCGACTTCGTCGGGATAGATGACAGCGCGGCCGCGGGTGGTGTTGACGGGGAAGCACAGGGCTTCCGGGTCGGCTGCCCACTCGCGCAGGTTGGCGAGTAAGGCAGCCGTGGAGGGCGTGGTGCCCACCGGATTATTTCTTGCGGCCGCGTTTCGCAGGCGGCACGACGGGCCCACCAGCAGGTGGTGCGACCGGCTCAGGTGGTGAGACCGACTTAGGTGGTGGCGGAGCGGGATCGGCAGCTGCTTCGGTAGGCGGGTTACGATACTTCGCTGCGCCACAGTCTTCGACCAGGTGTTTGGCGAACGCCGCATCGGTGCGCAAGACGTCGCCAGTATTGAGTGTTCCGTACTGGTGCGTGATGACCTGGCCGAGAATTTCTACTTCAACCATATTGTTCTCCGGAGAGGGGCATGCGTTACCGCATGCCCCATGGTTGTTAGGCCGGGACCAAGTCGCCGTAACGGGCGGCGGCCGGCTTCTCGACGGTCAGTGCCATGCGGCGCATTGCACGAACGGTCACCAAGCCGAGCTGGAAGTTGTTCTCGTCCGAGTCCGACAGGTCGACCACGACGCCTTCGCGGTTGTGCAGGGTTGCAGCCTGTGCCAGCGAACCGACCCAGACCTTACCGACCAGCATCGCGTTCGAAGCCACGACGGGGCGGCCGAACAGGGTCGGCACGCCTGGCAATGCAGGGTCGCCCAGCAGGTAGCGGCCTTGGCCGTCTTTCGCCAGACGCATCGACCACCAGTCGCCGGTGTTGACGATGACGACGTCGGCCGGGTAGTCGGCCAGTGCGCAGT